ATAGAAATCTTGTAATTCTTGTTTGTATGTTCGGTACAGTTTACCAAAATGGTATTTATCTTTACGTTTAAGAAATGACTTGATGTCTGACTTCACTTTTCCGTTATACTTAACGAAGTCATAATCCTTGGAATGAAAATGTAACTTTATCCCAAGGTATAACGTGTATGCATCATAGCCTTCTCTAGAAGTCATTAAGTAATAATCTTCTTCTCTGCTGGGACTTCAACTCTTGGAGCTTCTTTTTGTCCTGTTGCAATAAGATATGCATTTTGAACGCCTTCATTAGATTCGGTTGCAAAAACATAATTATTAAATGTGATGACTGTTGGATTTTCGTCTCCAGTTACAGCCACACCTCTAGCAAAACCCATTCCACCTTCGGGATTGGATACTATCATTTTTGGTTGAGTTAATGTAATGGTTGTATCTAACTGATTGTCAAATGTTCCAACATACTCTCCACTAATTGCCACTACCGTGACGATATCACCTTTTTTCATAATTACCTACTTGTTAAAGAAACCTGTGATGGTTCCTTGTGCTGATGAACCCCTGTTTATCATTTTCAAACCAGTTGCTTCCGCTTCTAGCTTTTCTTTGAGAGGTTGGGATATTAACCTCTTTGCTGATTCGGGTTCTACTTTGTTATCATCACAAACTTTTATGATTGCTCCCATAACATCCGTTTTACCACCTATCAATAATCTTTCAACTTGTTCTGTAAATTCTTTTTTACTAATCACGTTTATACTCCATGTAAGTTCGAATATTGTTCTCTTAACTTAAATAACTCATCTACATAATCACAAGGGTCTGCAGAAAATATTTGAAAGTTACCATTTTCAAGACTTACTATTGCAGTAATTTCTTCTATGGGTGTTCCTGTTAGTTCTTCTACCATGATTGCATATGCAGTCATTTGTAGGAACCAAGGTTTTGCCATATACTCTTCTTTAAAGGAAGAAGAGGTCTTAAAATCTATTATAGATAAAGCATCTTCGAATACTCCAATGCAATCTACACGTCCAGCCATTTGCAACTTGTTACTTAACATAGGTGCCTCTAAACAGATTGGTACTATTTCATCTAGTACTGGCTGAACTCCTCTGAATCTGTTTTCTTCTATAAGGTCTTGAAAGACTACTTCTTTTTCTTGTCTCAAGTAATCCTCTACGACTTGGTGGAATGATGTACCACGTTTGGCTGCACCAGTTGAGATTCGATTTGCTTCTTCTTCACCAACTCGTTCTCTCCACAATTTGATATGTTCTCTATTGAGTAAACCAACAACCGTTGTTACACTTGGGTAATGAAATGATTCAGTACCATCCGTATAAAATCTTTTACCGTCTTTTTGAACGGTCTTTAAGTCTAGGTGTTCTAATTCCCATAGTTCTAATAATTCACTCATAGTTTATTATACTCTTATTTACCTTGTAGGTCAAGATGCTTCTTGACAATCTCTCGCGTCTTCACTTCTTTAGTATCCTTCCTGTGATATCTTTCACCCATAGGTGAATCGATATTAGTAGAAGCAATCTTCTGAAGCACGTCACTGAATCCACCATCAACTTTAACTCTGTCACCATGACCACCTACGGTCATAGGAGCTGCAAGAATCTGTTGTTTGAGGTGTGGGTTATCTGCTTTGAATTGGTCAAGTTTTGTATAAGACATATTATGCTCTTCTACTTCACCAGTTTCATTATTTAAAAAATCATATAGAGGCATTCATAAACTCGGGTGTCGGTCTTGCAGTCCATACTGCAAAATCTTTTTTATATTTGTTATAGTATTTATGGTAACCATCTATACTCGAAACCATTTTGACATCATCTGGCATACACTGAGGTGGTTCTCTCCATGCACAAAGGTCAATATTGTTTGGTAACTGGTTTAGTAAATCTAGTAGTTTTGTCTCTGTTAAATGGGCCCTGGCATAACGATAGGTGTATTCCTTACATAAAGCTGCAAATAGGTCATATACGAATTGATAGTGAACTGCGTTCTCACGAACCCATATATTAGATGGGTGATTGACATGTGAAGCCTTGTATAAGTTGTCCATTTCACCTTCAAGTCTCCATCTTTGAATTCTACGTCCACTAGAATCGTCGATATAATGTTTACCATCTAACATTCTATGTGCAGTTGATAAGAGCTGAGCATATTCTATAATCATTTTACATACATGTTTGTCACAATGTAGTTCTGCAGCGATTTCGGGTTCTTCATGCAAGTAAAATATGTTCATTCTTTAATCTCTCTTAACCAATCTCTATAAGGGACTGGATTTTTTGTTGTTGACAAATACTTTGTGTATTCCTCTTTGTTTTCTTTTGATTCTGTCATAGTGTCAACCCAACCAGTGGATGAGTCTTGCCATCTTTTAGAATTTTCTGTCATTTATAAAATTTATGATTATTAATAATTACTGTTTCGTTTAATGAGTCTGCCCAATAAGGGTTAACTTGGTCATTATGGTAATGTGTGGCACCTTCTGTGATGTCACCGTACTTTTCCCATATAACTTGTCTTGCAGTGTCAAGAGATAACTCCCAAGTTGCACTATCTTCGGGTACATCTGACTTTCCATCACAAAACCACGAAAATTGACACTTGTTTCTAACTGGTACATACGTACCGTTCCAATTTGTCTTCCATTGGGCCTGATAAACCACTCCACAAATGTCATCGGGGTAGTCAAGACTCGAAACACGATTTTGAACAACCTGTGCCACCGCTATTTTTCCTGCAAGAGGCTGATTTCCCGCCTCGAAGTAAATATTTTTTGCCATGCAATAGATATCACCGTTTGGGTCGGATGCAAAAGCCTTCTGAACGAAAATAACGCCAATAAGGGTCATAGTCATCAAGGCCATATGCATAGGGATGAACCATTTAGATTCAGAATTTGGTATTTTCATGATTTGTACTCCATCCATGCATTCACAATGGCAAAAGATTGCTCTTTGTTGAACCCATAGTTTATTCTCAACCATTCGGGAGCTCCAAACATGTTGATTTCGCCACTTTCTTGCAATTCATCTAATTCGGGAAACCACTCAGCTGGTTCAAAAGGCAAATCGGCCCTACTTAACTGATTTTGGTTTAAATGATAATTACTCATAATTGTTCTATCTCCTTCAGAGTGCTTTTTACGTCTGCATCTGATAAATAACCTATAACATCATTTGTTATATGTGTATTATAACACAAATCTCCTTCTTTGAGAACTGCCATTTCCCATAAACCGTCTTTACCGCCATATGAGAAGTCGTGTCTGATTACACTTGCACCATAACCGTTAGGAAATTCGTGTACAACCTGTACACCATTGGCATATTCTTTAGTTTCTATAATCATCATCATCTTCCATAAGAATCTTAGCAACTGCTAAGCACATTACACACATAAACCCCACAACTAATGTTAAACCAATATCCATATTAGTAACCACTCGTTGTATGGGCATATTCATCTTCACAACCCTCTTCTCCACAGACACATATGTTCTCATCGAAATCCAATTCACCTTGATTAGGGTTCATGTCGTTTGCATTAGTTGTACCATACTCAGCAAGGTTCATAACCTCGTCAGCTGATAATTTACCGCCTGTGCAGTGTGCAATTAGTTTTGCATTTTCGTAATCTAAACTCATTTTAATCTCCTATGAATTTGCATTGTATTCGGCTTTGATACCACCATCTACAATCATTTGCGCGAGTTCCGTAGCATTGTAGGATTTTCCACCTACGTGCCATGAACACTCGTTAAGAGGGACATGTCCGTCCTTCCAGTTATAAATTGTGACTGTCTCATAGTCATAGTCATACTCTTCCATACCTTCGTCTTCGAAGTACTTCACAGTTAGACACCATTCACAATTAACTTTTGCATATGGGTCTGCATCCATGTAAGTCGGTTTTCCTAAAAGACCTACAAGGGTGTCATAGGTGGTTGTTAAGTATCCTTTGAGAGAGGTGCCACCAACACCTACATCATCTACTTCATATTCTTTAATTATCATATTGAATTTACCTCACTTATTAATTCTGTTACATCACCCTGCCATGTAGCATGGTCGGGTGTATCGAAAGGACTATCAACCACTTCGATTGAAGTGATGTAGTCGAATGACCCACTCAGGCCATTGTACCTGTTGACATGTTTCATGACCAATGCAGCTGCACTAGCCTCAGTCAAACTAGGTGAATGGTAGTAAGAGTGTTCACCCTCACCATATGCGTTCTCCTCGTACACGAGGGTCTCCACATCGAAACCGATGACATAATCAGAACCCCCCTTGAACTTGTGAAAGTTAGTGCCGTACTCTTCGACATTTTGGGTGGTGATTACATATTGGTTTCTCATAATTTGTTCCTTGTTATTTTTCATTATATACATAGTATATCAAAAAGCCAGGGCCATTGTCAAGGCATTCTTAATTAAAAATAGTAGACCTACTGCATTAAGTAATATCAATGCCCTATCGTTCCATAAGAATGATACCCATAACCAAAGTGCAATTCCAACCATGGAAAGACCTAAGTCATAATGTGCCATGCCATCGATACCTCTTAGAGACATCGCTGCAAGAACGAATACACATGCCAACCACTTAACATACCAATCCGTGGTATGTTTTGGGGTTACACTTTTTTTTGAATATTTCATATTAGATAATCCGGCCCGTATTTTCTCATGCCAGTGATTTGATATCCACCTTCCATGAAGAGGTTTCCTCTAGGAGCGTTAAGAGCAGGAGTTGCCCATCCAGCAGACATTAGAATATCACCACATTTGAAAGTGATTCCACTTGATTTAGTCCACTCTGCTTTATTAATGAAACCCCAAACTGAACGTTGACTTCCACTATTAGTGATAATCTTAATATACTTCCTAGACACTTTATACTCGTAAGAGTAATCCGTTAGTGTTGGATACTGTTTTAAGTGTTCGATTAATAAATCGTCACACAGTTTATCACAAAGTTGTAAGAGTTCTTGCTCTTGGTTAACCTCGTTTACTAGTTCTGAAAGTTTCATATTGTCTCCTTGATTTTTCATTATATACATAGTATACCAAAAAGCTTAGGCTGCTGTCAAGGCCTCTTTTGCAATTAGAAATTCTTGCACGGCTGTCTGTTCAGTTTTAGTTAAGTCGGATATTCCATTGAACCTAGAATAGGTTAATCCTATTGTGGTCATCTTGTTTCCAGCAGTGACCGCTGCATTCCATAGTCTTAGAGAATCTTCATCATTCCCAGCGTGTAGTTCTCCCATTTCACATGCCGTGATAATTTCACGTCCAAGTTTTACAATCTTCATTTGAGATTCGGGTGATGTGTAAATACTGTTTTCCATTATAAACTCCTTTGTTTATTTCTTTATTGGAGTCCAGTATAACAAAAAGCTAGGGGTGCTGTATAGGCCCTTTATAGACTTTTTTGTATGTCGTCTAATTCTTTTAATTTGGCGTTTATAATGTCTACTCTATTAGGCCAATAGATATAGTCCTTGTCTGAATCCTTTGCAAGATTCTCAAGTAGGGGTCTTACAAAATTATCAAGTTTGTTGATTACTTCCGTTGCAGTAGTAGTCTTCTCAATAATCTTAGTATCAATGGCTGCAAGTTCATCTGCATCCATCGCTGTAAATCCGAAATCGTTATAGTCTGTCATAGTAGTATTTATAACGTATCGTTATGAAGATGGTAAAAAGTTTCCATATCTTTACATGTCTGTTTGTCACTCTGTACATCTCTATAGTTTGCATGTGCTTGTATGGTCAACTCGGGAATCTCTATCTCGGGAAAACTTGTTATCAGTTTGTAGATTAATCCACTGACATCTTGCCATGAAAGACTGGGTAAGTCATCATGATTAAGCAGGCCTAGGTTGATTGTAGTGAGTTTGTATTTCCTATCTGAGTTGTACGTAAGGTTATTACTTAAATGATTTAGAGAGGCTTTCTCAGCTGCATACTTATGTCCCTTAGAGATATTTGGTTGGGCTGCACGAGATGAAAAGTTGATAATGTATTTGGTCTTATCATTTTTCCATGCACGATGAGCTATTTCTAATATTTTAGTTTGGTCAAAACCCCTATGTGCAAAGTTAATTAATACATCAACATGATTAGGATTATCATAATCAAATCCGAACCAATCAGTATCATTCATAGTGATATCATCTATTCGTGGTGTTGATACTTTAATGGTATCACCTTGATACGGTGTTGTCTCTAGTGTATCTTTAATGTTCTTTGCAAGACCACTACTTCCTGTTATTGCTACTTTCATAATATTCCTTCACTATGTCAAATGATTGTTTACCAAATAAACTCCCATCGACACTACACTTGTTACAAGGGGACATAGACCTGTCACCCTTCATTAATTTCTTTCTAATCTTATTCATAGGTTTAGAGAACCATACATTATGTAGGGTCTCTGATAACAGGTTGCCTACAACATGTTCTCTACCCCAGTCATTG